GGAGCGAGCCAGTCGATTCGCGGGTCTGCGGGTTGACAGCAAACACGTTCGCAATCGTGAACACGTCGCCCTTCCGCATGGTCTGCGTGCCAGTGCCGGTGATGGCAATGGTCGAAGTTCCCTGAGCCGTAACGGTCGTGGTCACGGTGTGAGCGCCCGTGCGGGTGCCGGTCGTGAACTGCTTGATCGACTGCGACATGGCAAGTTCGTCGTAACCGAGGATGCCCTCGCCCATCAAGCCGCTCTTGAACTGCTTGCTGATCGTGGACACCGGGTTAAACAAGCCCTTCATTCCTTCCACGAGCGCGGCGTTAGCAGCCGGGTTCACGGTGGCGTAGCGGGGCGACATGCCAGCGGCGGCTTCGTTCAACTTCTGCTGCGCCTGCAACAGAACGAGCGAGGTGCCCGGAGTCGTGCCCGGAGTACCAACCGACTGGTAGATGCTGTTGAACGAATTGGCAACGTCAGCGTCGATGCTGGAGGCCAACTGACTGATACGCGGCTTCAGCACGCGCTCGGCAAAGTCGTCCAACTGCATCGTCATTTCGGCGGTCGTAAAGTTGACGCCGATGTGCTTCTGCGAAGCAACCGTCAAGGTCGTGAACTGCTCGTTGTCGTCCTGAACTTGCAGGGCGGCACCGTCCGTCACAAGGGCGCGGTCCGGCAGACGGATACGCAGCGTGGTGCCGATCTTGGCGCCTTCGACAGCGTACGAGTCGTCGTACTGGCGGTTAACGTTACGGGTGATTACAAGGTTGTTCTCAAGAATTTCGAGAGCCTTTCTCGTAATCATGTCAATAGTAAGAAGTGTATTAGCCACGAAAGTGTCTCCAAAAAGATGTTAGCGGTTACGCGCTTCCCACTGCTTAATCTGTCGCTGACGCTCGCGCTCGATCCACTCTGACGCACTCATGGCCGCAATGGACCGTGGGTCTGTCGTGTCGTAGACCGGAGCGCCAGTGCCTTTTGCCGTGACAGGCTTAATAGGCGGGGGCGCACTGGTAGTCTTCTTAACCGGGGCGGGACTGTCGGCCATTTTGGCCTCAATCTTCCCGATTTCCTTAGCCTGAAGGAACTGCGGTAAGCGGGAAATGCGCTCGGCTTCCTTCGGATTAGACCCCAGAAAGTAGGCTATATCTGGCCCCAATTCTGACGCCTGAATCGTCTGTGCCATCACAGTCGTGATCGGCAGCGAGTTGTTGTACGCGACTTGCTCGAAGTCGTCGTACTTGTCACGCGCCGCTTCTTCACGCTCGTGATACGCCTCTAAGAGAGCCATCTGCTCCCGCTCTGCTTCGCGTCGGGCGAGGAGTTCCGTTGCTTTGCGTTCGGCCAGAGCCTCGGCATAAGCCTCGGGGTCTTCGTCTCTGCTAGGCAGTGCGGCTGGCTCAACCGGGGTCGATTGCGCCTTTAGCACCTGCTCTCTTTCCCAACTCTTACGCGCTTTCCTTAGTCTTTTATCAATGACTTTATCCAAATCATCTTGTGTAAAGAGTTTTGGTTCAGTCTTCTCCGGCTCCGCTACCTCGGGGGTAGCATCTACGGTTTCCGGGACTGCCGTAGCCTCGGGTTCCGACACGGCCTCTGCCGCTACAACTTCAGGGACTTGGTTTTCGTCCGACATAAACTTCCTTACGGAAACCTGATGAAACGCATCAGTACGGTAAAACTTTAACTTACTAGTTGCTCAGGCGCAACAGTTATGCCCGCATGTAGGTAATTTGCACGCTCCAAACGTCGTTTGTGGTCAAAGCCACTGGCGAACCGCTGGTAGCAAATGTTCCGTTATCTACTTGCATGGTAATGACGTTGTTGCCGCCATCAATTTCAGACCAGCCGTATCTAAAATTCGGGCCAGCGCTATCGTCAGTAATGCGCCAAGTGCCAAAATACTGGGCTACTCGCGGATCGCTTAACGCAACCGATGGCAAATCCAACTGAAGATTGCCACCAGCGCCAAACGAAGTCGTTGAGCCAACAAAAAGATAGGCGTTAAGAGTCACCTGTTTTTCGTTAATGTTGACAAATCCAACAGAAACTCCATTTCCTACAGTAATTGGCGTACCAGAAACCTTCCAGACCGGCGTAAAGTCACGATTCTCGTAATACCCGTATCGGTTGGTTACGGTAGTGCCGACTGTTTCCGCATAGTTGGCTACCGTCATTCCACGATAGTTCTGCGGCTTGACGTTTAAGTTGGTAATCAGCGCATCAAGGCGGATGCCGAATGACTGAGTTGGAACCGCTTGCTCGTCAATAAACGAGTTGGAACCAATGAACAGATTGTCATAAGCACTTGTAGTGCCGCCGACAGAAATGCCTTGCGAGAACGCAAACCCGGTTGAGGGAAGGCAATTTACAAAGTTGTTTTCGGTGATTTCAACAGCGCCCATTCCGTTGATTGCGCTGGTGGTCAGCACCACGCCAAACGTCCAACCGTTGGCGTAGTTGTTCTTAACAACGATGTTCTTGTGCTTTTGTCCGGCAGCCGCAGCCTGCGACGCCACGTTAAGAAACGCGGACGCCTTGTTAGTGCCGATTTTGGTGGCAATATTGTTGGAAATTTGCACATCAGAAATCCCATAAAACGGGGCAATCTGAAAGGCAACCTTTAAGTCAGGGACAAGTCCAGTTGGAACAGTATCGTCTAGCCCAACCGTGTTGCCATCAATTAACACCTTCTTAATCAGAGACTCTGCGGCAGAGAATCGGAAGAAATCGATGGCAGCAAAGTTAATTGGAGAGAAAGTGTTATTGGCAATAACAATGTTGTCTGCGTCGGAAGTCAAATTCGACGCAACCCACATACCTTGGAAATAGTTTTCAACAAGGTTGTTTGTAAAACGATGGTTTGCACCATGAATTTCATAAGCAACAAACGTCCCACTGTTTCCGGTAAATCCATTTGGGAACATTGTGTCAGCAGTAAAGGTATTGCCATCGCAAACAACATCGTTTGCCCAGCCGAAAATACTACTGTGATCGTCGCTATCGAGACCGTTATTCTTGAATAAGCAACCTCTGACAGTCCAATTCTGGCCGAGCGTCACACCCGGAATATTGCTTTGAGCCATGCCAATGCAAGTGACGCCAGCGGTATTTAAAAACTGGCAATTCTCAACTCGACAGTTGTCGATTCTTGCGGCGACTCCGCTAAATGTTCCCGTCACATGGATCATCGCTTGGGTATAACGACGGAATGACGCCGGAGCCAACGGACTGATGCGGTTATTAACGCCGTTCATGTCCATTGTTAGGCCGTAGAACGAGACGTTAGAAAGCGGCACATTCGTAAAGAACAATGCCAGTCGTTTCGGAGCGGCTAACGTCGAGCAGTTGTTAGCCAACTTAATGGTTGCGCCAACGTCGCCCCACAGCGACATGCCAGAACGCATGATGAAGGCGCAGGTCATTTGCCCTTCGCCCAGCGGCGTGCCTTCCCAGTCCTTTAGCGTAGCCGGGGTAACAAGATACGTACCGGCAGGAAAGTAAATGGTGCGGCCAGTAGAAGACACCGCGTCAATTGCGTTTTGGATGGCTTGGGTGTCGTTAGCGACGCCATCACCTACCGCGCCATAGTTTTTAACGTTGACGAAGTTGGCGCTTAATTCCGAAACCGTCGTGCGTTTGGTCACGCCGCCTTGGTTTAGCGGAATAACCTCCGTCCCGGTAAGCGGGGTGGTTGCAGCAGGCAGTTGCGAAATCTTAATGGTAGACATGTCTTACTCCACCCAAGGCAGCGGTTTAGCGGCAACAACCGGCACATCCGGCGCCACGCCATCCACATCCTTCTCAACGAATCCCTTGTCCACTTGCGCCCAGACCCAACCAAGAACTTTGTCCTCGGTCAGATCGGCATATTGCACGAACGGCACACCCGGAGGGCCAAGCGTCAGTTTGCCGCGCATGGTGTTGTTGCCGTAGCAAGCCCATGCCACAGCCGTTACAACGTCGTTGTCCGGCGTGACGTACAAACCCTCGACCTTCCAGTTAGCCATTAGACCGGCGCTCCCTCAACTTCCGTCCACGCCTGCGCGGCCTCGTCCCATGAGTACATTTTGCCGTCAGTCGGCATCGGAACCGGAGCCTGCCATTGGGCGTTGGCGTCCAGCGTCCATGACGGGTACGGCTGCGGCGCTACGAAAGCGTCAATGTCAGCGCGGTAGGTGTAGCCGACGCCTGCGTAGTTTTTGCGGATGTTGCCGTGATAACTGGTTTGCTTCCAGTTACCGCCAAGCAACTTCTGGCAAAACGCCACGCCGATGCTCTCCACCTCTGCGCCGTTGGCGTCAGCGGTGTCGGAGTTGGCTACGACGATGACCCGCAGCACAACATTGTTTGAATCAAGTTCAGCAAAATGAGCCATTGTCTTACTCCTTCAAATGCAATGCGGTCAGGCTGCTTTCGTCTCCAACGTAGCCAGCCGGAAAAGTGTTAAACGCCAAAGACACACGATCATCGCCCTGCACGGTTTCGACCATGTGCGTGAGGCTTGACGGGAACAGCATCAAATCGCCAGCGCCAACCTCAAACCACCACGAATCGCTGTTGTATAGATTGTAGTTGTCGGTCGGCAGTTTGATCTGCTGGTAGCCGTCTTTGTAAAAGTAAATCTTGTCCCGCTCACGAGAAGCCTTGAGGTACAGCACCCCAGACACAAACGAATTGGGATGCGCGTGTTTGTGGTGGTACTGACCGGCCTTGGTGTAGTTCAGCCACGATTGCGTCAGGCGCAGCGTAACGTCGTGTTTCGGCGCATAGATAGAGCGCAGATACTCGTTGACGCTGGCCTCGGCAAACGCCTTGAGGCTTGCCATCGTGTCGTGACGCAACACATAGCGGTCATCGCTTGTCGTGTTGCCCATGTTGCTATGCGTCGGCTGTTCGTTCACAAACGCCATTTCCTCGGCGGTGTAGTCCCGTCCAAGTTCAAACTTGGCGACAGCCGTAGGAAAGAGGTTGTATGTAATCACGCAACCGCCTTTTCAATCTGGGCAACGTAGTCGTCAAACGCAGCCTGCTGCTCGGGCAACAGGATCGTCGGCACCGCGTCCTCAAGTTCCTTGATCTTTTCAATCGTGAACATGATTTCGTCCCACGACGGCTTGGGTCGCGGATCTTCCCAACGGGTGATCTCGCGGTTGCTGATCTCCCATTTTGCGCCGGGGCGAAGCAAGTGCATCGCCGTATCAATGCCCATGAGTTGATAGGTTTTCATGTAAAGTTGACCTTGAGAATTACGATACCGGAGCCGCCTGCGCCGCCTGCAGCAGAAGTTCCACCTCCGCCACCACCGCCTGTGTTGGCCGTGCCAGCATTTGCAGGAGCCGAACTTACGCCGTCTCCGCCGCCGCCAGCGCCGCCGGTTCCGTTGGTGTACGGGGCGGCCCAACGTCCACCACCGCCGCCTCCGGCATAAGTTACAGAGCCGCCAGAAATGCTTGAGGCTGTGCCTGCGCCGCCATTACCGGCTGTAGACCCGCTTGCTGCTGATCCAACAGCAGAAGCGCCACCACCACCGCCTCCGGGAGGATTGGCATCAGCAGCGCCATTTCCGCCGTTTGAGCCTTGGGAAGGACTAGTGCTTGGGGTATTTCCAGTTCCGCCAGTTCCAGCAACGCTTGGGAATCCACCCGCGCCGCCGCCACCAGAGCCGCCGTTATTACCATTACCGCCGTTATAGTTTCCGCCTTTGCCGCCACCAGTAGATGTAATGGTGCTAAATACGGAATCGCTGCCGCTAGAACCGCTAGAGCCGCCGCCGCCAACCGTGATCGTGTAGTCGGTGCCTGCGGTAATAGATAAACCCGTGCCTGTGCGGAATCCGCCTGCGCCGCCACCGCCTGCGCCACCGTTTGAGGTATTTCCACCAATTCCGCCGGAACCACCCCCCGCAACAACGAGGTAGTCAACGCTCACCGCACCCGCTGGTGCAGTCCACTTCTGCGATGACTTGAAGGTGAAGATTGTGGCAGAGCCGATGTCGTACTTGAGGATGACGATGCCGGAGCCGCCTGCGCCGCCGGTTTGACTTGAACTGGTAAAGCCGCCGCTGCCACCGCCGCCGCCGGTATTTGCGGTTCCTGCGGTTCCAGTTGAGGTCATGCTTCCAGCGCCACCGCCTCCTGATCCACCTGTTCCAGCCGTGCCACCAGTCTGACCGCCGCCACCGCCGCCTCCAGCGTAAGTTACGCTAGAGCCAGAAATGCTAGACGCCGTACCAGCGCCACCGTTGCCGCCAGTAGTTGCTGTTCCTGTTGCCCCGGTAGCAGATGCGCCGCCGCCACCGCCACCGCCAAAGTTTGGTTGCGCTCCATTTCCTGCGCCACCGTTAGAACCTTGAGATGGCGAAGTGCTTGGGGTGTTGCCTGTGCCGCCAGCGCCGCCGGGATACGGAGGTGCAGGGCCGCCTGCGGTATACGAGCCGCCTCCTCCTGATCCACCATTCGCGCCAGATGAATTTGGAGCCGAGTTGTATGACCCGCCGCCACCACCGCCAGTTGAGGTAATGGTGCTGAATACGGAATCATTGCCGCTTGAACCGCGAGTATTTATTGTCGCAGTTCCGTTACCACCACCACCAACGGTAATGGTGTAATCAGTTCCGGCAGTTACAGATAACCCTGTTCCAGTACGGAAACCACCTGCGCCACCACCGCCGCCAAGAGTTCCACCACCGCCGCCACCCGCGACGACAAGGTACTCCACCGCGCTAACACCGCTCGGGCAAGTCCATGTGCCGGTAGAAGTGAACGTGGCTACGACAGATTGGACGGGGACAGAGTATTTGAGAATGACGATGCCAGAGCCGCCAGAATTTCCCGTTGTTTGGCCGCCGCCGCCACCACCACCGCCTGTATTAGCAGTTCCAGCACTACCTAATGATCCCGTTGGGTCGTATTTTCCGCCGTTACCGCCGCCGCCTGAACCACCCGTTCCGCGTGTATCTGCGTCGCGGAATGTAGAGCCGCCGCCTCCGCCAGAATAAGTTGCGGAACTGCCAGAAATAGACGATGCCGTTCCTGCGCCACCGTTACCGCCAACAGCCGCGCTTGCAGTTGCGCCAACCGCAGAAGCGCCACCACCACCGCCGCCTGAATAAGATGTTCCGTTGCTTGCGCCGTTTCCACCATTACTTCCTTGGCTTGGCGAAGTTGAAGGTGTATTGCCTGCGCCGCCATTACTAGTCCAACCGCCACCACCGCCTGAACCGCCTGACGACCCCGCAACTGACGATTCGGCGCCACCGCCACCTCCGGCAGAGGTGATACTGCTAAATGATGAATTAGAACCGCTTACCCCATTCGGCCCTATTGCAACAGTTCCAGTACCGCCGCCGCCGACTGTGATGGTGTAATCAGTTCCAGCAGTAACAGAAAACCCTGTTCCCGTGCGGAAACCGCCTGCACCACCACCGCCATATCTACCACCGCCGCCACCACCAGCGACGACAAGATATTCAACTTGCGTCACGCCGGTCGGGGCAGTCCAGTTACCCGATGCGGTGAAAATCTTGTATTCGGTAAACCCTGCTGATACTCGCGCAGCAAGGAGCAAACTCATGATGCCGCTCATGACTTAACTCACGTTGCCGTTAATAACGCAAACCGTACCTGATAAGAACAGTATTGTCGCCACGCCTCTTGTAGCCAATGACACGGTCGCCTTGTCTGCATCCGTACCCGCGATGTACGCCGTCGTAATCGTGCAAGTAATCGTGATAGCGCCCGAGGTGTTGTTGAAGATAGACACCACATCGCCAGCCGCAAACGTGGCATCGGGAATCGTGATGGAGCCAGAAGCGCCCACCTCGATAAACTTACCCACATCGCCGGTAGCGAGCGAATAAGAAGTCGTTTTAGCCGATCCCGACTGCGGTACGTTGCGGAAACCAACGCTGAAGTTCTCATCCGGCAGCGTCACGGTACGCGCAGCAGACGGACCGCTGAACGTAATGACTTGGCTAAATACCGGCACCGTCGTGTTGGCATCCGGCAGCGTCATCGTGCGGCTAGCAGAGAGCGTCGTCGGGGTCAGCGTGACGGCATACGAACTCGTACCGCCTGCGCGACCAGCCAGTACCACCGCGTCCTGCGTAGCAGCAGCCTCAGAGCGCACCGCACTTGCAGCGCGGAACGTCTGGGCAGCGGTAAAGGTATTTGCCGTGCCGGTGACAAGACCGAGCAAGTTAGTGCCGGTCAGTTTGTAGTTAGCGCCGGAGCGAGCAATGACGTATTCGTCTCCTGCTTGCGCCGGGGCGCCAGATGCTAATGCACTAATCTTTGTGTCGGCCATGATTTACTCCAATTCAATCTTGCTGTCGTCTTCGAGCAGCACAAATGAGTCGTCTTCAAGCAACAAGAAGTTACCACTGGGCGGCGTCGGGGCAGTTGCTTGTTTCCCCAAAGCAATAAGTGAGCCTAGCCCTACGGCTACTCCATTCTGCACAGCAACGCCGTAAAAAGAGCCCATTAGTTTCCGCTAATCGGCTTAGCGTACAAAGTGCCGCTAGAAGAAACCTGAATCGCTGATACACGCCAAGGACCGCCTGTCCCTTGGGGCACAGAAAACGGAATCGGCACGTTAGCGGGAATTGGCGTGCTGCTGGTCGTTGCAGTCACCCCGTTGCCGATGGTCACATAGGCGTCGCTTGTTGTCCAAACCAATAAAGCCTGAACGCCAGCGTCCCAAGTTCCCGTAGACCCGGCAGTGCCCGAATAAGCAACAGTCTTGGCCGGGAACAGACTGTCATCTAGCGGAATAAGTAATTGCATCGTCTATACCTCAAGCCAAGAATTTCAGTTTATAAATCGTAGACAGATATAAGCCAAATATGGCATCTAACAGGTTTTGCAGCGTTGTGTCGTCTTTACTGACGACTTTATACCGCATTTCCTCAAGTTCCTTAAGTTCCTTTTCCAAAAAGTCAAGCACGTTGTTCGACTTCTGGGCAGATGCTAGGGCAATCGGGCCAATCAGTCCGTGCCGACCCTGATACGCCTCGGCAAAGTCGTCTGCGAGGGGAATAATGCCCTCGTAGAACTTCTGTAGTGCCTTGTGTTTAGCGTAGTTACGGGTATTCAGGTGCGTGGAATGGGTCACATCCCGCGCTAAAAACAGCCGTCCGATAAAGACTTCGCAGGTCATTGCGGCGGTAACTCCATCGGCATTTGCGGTGGCATTTCCATCGGCATTTCAGCCTCTCTAGGAGCCGGGGCTACAAGGTCGTTAGCGGACAGCATCCCGCTAATCGTGCCCATTACGATGTCCTGAATCTGCTCTTCGGACATACCCGCCTGAACCGCGCTGATACGCTTGGTTTCGGCGTCATACGCCTTAATCTGCGCTTCCTGCTCCTTGATCCGCAGTTCCGTCGCTTCCATCGAGCGCGAGACGTTCTGGAGCATCTGGAACATCTGATCCATCTCAGCGCCCATCGCTTCAATCTGCTGGTTAGCAGCCTGCAACGCTGGGTCTTCGTCAGGATCGGAGAGCAACTTGGGATCAATCGTCTTGGCAAGGCGCTTGGCAATCTCCTGCGCTCCCGGCCAGTCCATGTTCTTGACGAACAGGTCGCCTGCCACGCCCCAAAGGTTCGGGTTGGCTTGCAGGATTTGCGACATCGCGTCCATCGCCTCTTGGCGCTTGGTCATGTAAGACGGGCCGGTCGTGACGGCTACGTCGTACTTGCCAACGGACGGGTTGTAGATTTTTTCGATGACAACGCCAGCCTGATCCACCAACTTGCGGACAGGCTCTTGCTGCATCGGGTCGATACGCACCGTCGAGGTTTCCCCGTCGATGCCGATGATGCGAGCGATACGCTGGGTATCGTAAATCTTCGGAATCAAGTCAACGAGTTGACGCGTAACGTAGCGGATAGCGCGGGCAAGGTTATCGACGTAATGATATGACCCCGTATCGCCCTGACGTTCACGCGCCAATATGGCCCGACCCGAACGCTCGTTAGACGTGGCGCCAAGGCTAGAGTCATAGTAGCCCGTCGTAGACTTAATGTCGTCCGACGCGCCCATCTTAGCCTGAATAAGCCCCGTTTGTGCAAGGGGTGGGGCGGCACGTTGGGGCAGCGGCAGCATGTTGCCAGCGCCGTCCGTAACGTCAGGATTGACCTCCAAATACGGCCAGTTCTGGGTATTGGCGGTCTTCCACTGATGCTCGTATCCCTCAAATTGACCACCGTAGCCGATAAACGGCGCCTTGGGGGCCAAGGCGAGCATTTCTGCCTCTTGGGATACCCAGTAGTTGTACATGCGCTGCGCGTCTTTAGCGTTACGCACGAGGCCGCTGATGTAGATACGGCCCTCAACCTCATATTCGTTGCCGACCACGCGGACAACCGGGATCGACTTACCCGGCCACTCCTGCTCTTCCAGCACTTCGTAGCCGTTCGTCTTCATCCACTTAATCTTGCGGATGTCTACGTCACGGGTGCGAACAGGGGCAAGGCCCATAGCCTCCATCTGCGCGGCTTCGGGCGAGTCAGCGTAGGCGGTCATACCGCCCGGATACAGGTTTAACTTCGCTTTTTCATAGTAAGCGTAGAAGTATTCCGCAATCCGTACTGAATCGTCGGTAATCCACTGCGCCAGATTCTCGTCACCAATACCACGGCTCTGGATCGACG